TTGTTGTGATGTTTACAAACAGCTCTAACCTTTTTTCTAATCGTTTCCCAATTTTGTGTAATGTATTCTTCCATATTCATTATCGTTCTCCTTGGTAATAAATATGGAATAATTCGGAAAAAAGTTATTTAGATTTTACACATATAATATAGTAAGGCATTATTAGTTCTCCAACTGTAATACTTGATATCTCAAACCCCACGATTCAGCCCGTGGGGTTTTTTATTGCGCAAAATAAAACCCCCACAAGGGGGGTTATTCAATTCTCAATTAGTAAAGATAGCTAAAGATTACAATCCTGTATAGTAATTTTGGAAGTATGTGTAGTTTGTTCCAACTTCGGTAGAACTCAAAGCTTTGTTATACCAAGCAAAAGCACCCATTTGTAATTGTTGTAATTTATTTCCACGGTCACCTTGTGCTCTTCGGTGTAAGTTGATAGTAGAAGTTCCACAATTTAGGGTTGTTGAACGAGCTTTTGTTGAGATATTTGTTGTATTCAAATAAAACTTTACATTAGTTCCATCCCAAGTCACAGTCCACATCCACCACTTATTTCTCATATCAGACCCATAAGTGTATTCGTATTCAGCTTCACCTATTTCAATAAGAATAACAGGCAATGCTTTTGTGTATGGACTTCCTATTGCGTTTACCCAAGAAAATAAATCATAGGTGTTATTGCCGGTAGAACATTCAAAGAATGGACCTGTATTTGTTGAACCAGCACTATCATATGGAGCTGTTCCCCATTGTTGTATTATACAAAATGAAAATGCGGATACTGAAGTTCCTGGAGCATATCCCGTAGAAACGTAGTTTGAATCTGGCGTCGCATTTGTATCATCCAAGAACCAATAATTTCCATTTGCGTCAGTATAATGTGTTATACCATCGTTGTCTTCACTACTTTCAGTTCCATCATATCCATTACCACTTGTATCAGTCCACACACCTTGTTCGGTAGTTGATTCAGCTTCATAAGCAAATTGTAAACCATCAGTCACCCCTCCGAATGACCAACCCGATGGTGCAAAAAATCCAATTGGTGTAAACATATACTATTCCTTATGAAAAGTTAGCCAAGCCCGTTGCGTATAGGTAGTTTCCATCACTTACCATAGTCACAATATCCACACCTTCTGATAAGGTTGGATAGGTTCCACCTGCGAACTTGAATGAAGTTCCGTAAGTAGAAACCAAAGAACCTGAATTGATAACCAAGGTATAAGTGGTTCCGCTCTTGATGTTAGATGGGTTTCCAATGTGAGTTGGTTGAGTAAGAGTGAGAACTGCAAAGTTTCCGTTGTTGAAATCAATTGATGATGTCTGACTTGAGATTGAAGCACTAAATACTGGCGAATATAATTGACCACTAACTAATAATTGTGGAACAACTACTTGGTCAGTTTCGGTAGTTTGTAATGAATCACCACCAATTACCACACTTCTATCGTGTAGAGCAGAACCTGTAGCACCACCAATTACAACTGCGTTAGAACCACTAACTGAATTGAATCTACCAGCGATGATAGCCGAATCGTATAGTGCGTCAATTTTATTACTTCTACCACCAAGAATTGATGAATAACCATTTACAGTAGTTCCAAGTGAAGAAGAAATAATGTTTGATGAACCACCAATAATTGTTGAACCTTGTGAAGAAACTCGGTTACCAGTTCCAACAAAGATACCAGCATTACTGATAAATGGTAAAGATGTTCTCTCAATTCGGTTTGCTAAACCACCAACAATAGCAGGTTGTGCTGCACCTGAAGAACCACTATTCAGAATTCTATTTGTTTGACCACCAATGATAGTTGCGTAAGTGGCGTTTACTGAACCAGCGATTGATTCGGTAACTTGGTTTGTAGCACCACCGATTACGGTATTGTAAGTTCCAGCCGCTTTTAATTCACTTGATATACCAGCACCTCCACCAATCAATACGGAGTTTAATCCGGTTGACTCATATGAACTACCTTCTCTAACACCAATGATGATTCGTGAAGCACTCGTAGCGGTAGATGTATTGGTAACGATGAAATCTTGTGATTGAGATAACACCATTTTTACTGGGCCAGTTCCGTAGAAACCGCCTGAAGATGTTACTTCACCAAGTAGCTTGAACGCAGATACACCATCGTATTTGAATTTATCTGCGATATTGATTTGATTGTTAGCAGATGAAGTGATATTGTATCCAATAACCACACAATTTTGGTTGTTAGTCACAGCACTTGCACCGATTGCTACTGAATAGTTGTCGCCTGTTCTTGAGTTTCTACCAACAGCAACCGCAGATTCAATACCAAAAGCACCATCACCAATCGCAACTGCGTTTTGATATGCCTGAGCATCAGCACCAATAATAACTGAATTGAATCTGTTAGAATCAATGTTATTTGCGTTATGTCCAATTACAATGGTTCTTGAGTTTGCGCCTGAACCATAAGCTTTTGCATCATTACCAATTGCAATTGTGTATCTACCTTCAGCCAAAGCCGCATTTCCAATTGCTACGTTATTACCATCATTGCTTGTCGGAACAACAGCATTTGCATTAGGACCAATTGCTACACCTTCAGCGTTAGCTGAAGCATTTACACCTATGGCGATTGCGTGTGACCTATTACCACCGATATTAGAACCTGCGCCAATTGCAATTGATGCGTTAGAGTTTTCTGCGATAGAACCACTACCGATATTGATAGCACCATTGGCCGCTGTTCCAATTTGAGAACCTACACCAATTGCGATAGAGCCAGTTGAATTAGTCGTTGAATTATTACCAATAGCAATACTCTCATTTGCGTTAGCCAAAGCCGGAACCGATGTTAGAGCAGATTGTAATGAGTCTTGTCCGTGACCTAATATCAAACCACTTTCAACGCCTGTAAGATTAGAACCATCACCATAATAAGTTGATGCGGATACGGGACCTGTGATAGAAACTTGTGAACCATCATCAGAAATGTTTGAGTCAGTAAGTTGGTTGAAACCACCACCCTTTTGAACTCTATTTGTAGTTGGGAACGCTTCTGAACCACGAGAACCGGTCATACCTGTAAGGATTACAGCAGTATCGCCTGATTCTTCCATCAAAATCCAAGTGTCTTGAACACCATCCCACTCTAAAGATGCGGTTGCTGGTGCGCCTGAACCTGTATCGTAAATCTTGATACCTGCGTATCTTGCAGCAGGAGTTGCTGCGTTTAGAATAATGAACTCTTCACCGATGATTACTGCAGAACCCGTTACAGTTTGAACGTGAGCAATACTTGCGGTTCCACTCACTGCGATGTTTACAAAGTTTTGAGTTCCACTAAAAGAATTGTTTACATTCGTTTTTGCGTAAGATGAAGTAGTAGCTACCAAAGAATCTACACGAGAAGTTTGTGTAGCGATGTTGGTTGTATTAGTAGCGATATTAGTCTCATCAGTAGTCAATCGTGTTGATACTGAAGAAGAATACGATGTAAAGGTAGATGTGTTTAGTTTAGTAGTAATATCACTTTTGTTGGTTGCAATTCCATCAGCAAGAGAAGCGGATGTAGCGGTAAACGCTCCACTAATGTTGGTAGCAATTTGAGCTGATGAAGAAACAATACCACTTGGGATATTTTGTAATTGTAAGTAATTTACTTGGGTTGATGAAGAAACAATACCACTTGGAGTTCCACTAACTGGCCAAGTAGCACTACCACCACCAGCACCAAAACCAGCAGCAGCTGCTGAACGAGATACTTCAGTTGGGAAATCTATAATTGATGCGGTAACAATTGGACTTGCATTGCCAAGACCATCAACTAAAACATTTGAATCATTTACCTGCGCTAATTGTTCGTAGGTATCTTTTATTTGTTGTGAAGTAAGATTGTAATTAGCCATCTTCTATGTCCTTATTGAGGTAAGTATTTGTATCTTGAATCAGTAATCTTGATACCAAGTTTTTTCATATCTTCTGCATAACCCCTTTTGGTCACGAAGGGTGAGTTGAACGCAGAACGCTGGTCTGGGTAGATTTCCATACCTGTTTCAGTACCGAATTCGGGGAACTTGGTCTCGTTATCAATCAAGTATCCAACCAATCTTTCAGCATACCATTCAGCTTTGTTTCTAACTGAATCACGTTTCTTGTCATAGATTCTCATATCCGCAGGTTGACCTTCTTGACCACCTTGTGGGATGAGTAATCCGTTATTACGAGGTCTCAACCAAATGGCTTCAAGCGCTTCGTAGTAAGACCAATAAAGTAATGTGTCTTGGATGTAAGTTGTCATAAGGAATAGGTAATTACCACTCAATGATGATGAGTTTACATCTGAAATCAATTTTTGATAGAGTTTGTATCCAAGATATTGTTGAATGTGAATATCTTGAGCTTCTCTGATTGCGTTCTTCAACAAATCAGCGTCAACTGACTGATTCAAGTCAGAAAACGCTTTGAGTTTGTTTTCGCTAATGAATAAAGTAGTAACCATTATACTATTCCCTCTGCTTTAGTTTCCAAGATTAGGTCTTCACCTGCTTCTGCTTCAACTGATGTCACTACATCAACTTCAGTTGTTCCATCATCAAACAACTTGATTTGCTGAACACCCAATACCGTGTCTACACCATTTACAGCGAATAACATCTCAAAAGTCTTGAGGATGTCTGATTGCATTGGATAGATTACCGTGGTCAAGAAGTGTGCGTATGCGTCAAGTAATTCTTGTCTACCACCTAATTGACCTTCCGTCTTGATACCTAACAACATAGGTGATGTGATTCGGTGACCTGTCAAAATCTTTTGTGTCACCATATCATTTACAGTTGTGTAGTATCCATCCGCACCATTTTGTGGGATTGGTGTGATTACGGGCGCTTGGTCTTTGTCTGCAACATCCATATACATCAACGAACCTGCGTTGTCTGACCCTGCGTATGCTGCTCGTAGTTGACGCTCAATTGCTTCACGTTCTTCTTCGTTTGCATCAGTAAATGTGGTGATTGCAAGTGATGGTGCTAAACCATTCTTGATATTATTTTTGTGGAAGTTGTCCACCTCTGCGTCTAACTCAATTGTTTTCAATGCTCCCATATAATCAGGGATTGGGTAGTAATCCAAACCTGCGGTGTAAGGTCTGAAGTATAACAATTGACTTGGAGCAGTTCTATCTACCTTTGAAAATGATGGTAGGTAAGGTAAATCTTTTTTGTATGGAATAACACCATATCTTTTACCAAAATACTTGGAGATGTAATATCCAGGAATGTGACCTCTATGGTCAGACTTATGCGCTCTGATATAAGAAAAATCAACGTGATAAATTTCAGCAATCTTGGTTCTATCATTTGACCAAATGATTTCTAATGCGAAACCACCAAAAAGAACTCTATCTAAAGCGACTTTGTTGAAGATATCATTCCAAGTTTCATCTTCTTTGTTTACTTTATTCAACAAATCTTCGTTGATACCTGTCAAACCTTGACCAATTACTGCTTGGTGTTTAGCGTTGACAGCAGTTGCGTGAACTGATGACTTGTGAAATAAATCAATTAGAAGTTGTGGGAACTTATTGCTCTCACCATAGTATACGACATCACCTTTGTCGTCTTCAAATACATACCCATCAGGGTAGTAAAACTCCCCATATTTTGGGATAATGGTGAATTTGTGTTTTTGTGCTTCCATATTCTTATCCGTTGAATACCACATAAGCTGCGTTTTCATTAGTAGAAGAATACTCCGTTCTTGCTATACTCTCTGAAACATACGCTTTTGTAGTCATTTCGTTGATATACGAATCTACCGTTCCTACTGACCAAACTACTTGAGATGTACCCCAAACTTCAGTAGATGTTCCCCAAATTGTAGAAACACCCGCTAAAACTTTTTGGAAAGTGAGGTCATAGGTTCCACCTTTGAGGTCAATGTCAGTAGGAAGTGTGACTTGTCCTTTTACCCAATTTCCGGATGATGTTGCTGGGAATAGAAATAATGAACTACTTTCAGTAAATCCGCCAACAAATAAAGCTCTCATACTCTCACCCGATGAAATAGATGATGAGGGTATAAAAGCGAAGTTGTTACTTGATGATGCGTATAAATAAATCATTTACTATATCCCAAAAAAAATAGTAGATAGGGAGCCGCACAATCACGACTCCCCTCTACTATTATATGAATTTTAGCCTACGCTGATACCTGAAAGGACACCAACCAAATTAGAACCCGAAAGTTCTGATGCTGGTTCTGGTTCTTGACCTGTGAAGGTAAGAGTGTATCCATTGAGGTCACCGAAAGCGGTACCTGTCTGGCCTTGTCCACCACTCAATGACAATCCACGAGTTTGACCAAGAAGGAAGAACACGCCAACTCCATCTTCTGAACCATTGTTTGTTTCAACAATCATTCTGATGTCAGGGTTTTTAGCGAGAGTTCTAACTTGGTTTCTCGTTGAGGATTGCAACTTGTGGAAAGGAGCATTCACAGTTTGTTCGTAGAAGATGGTTCCGTTTTCTACTGATGAGTTGATAGCCTCGGTGAAGTCACCTGTTTGGCGAGTCAATTCAAATTTGTAGAAAGTTCCGGCGCCTGAAATCTGCGAAATCAAACCTGTTGTGCCGCTTGTTGAACTGATAGAGCCAGACAAGATGTAGATATTCTTGAGACCGCCCGTGTTGTCACGGCAGCCAAGGGTAAACCCTGTTGTAATGTCGCAAGTGCTCATTCTTGTCTCCTTTTATTTTAGTTCAACGATTAGGCTTGGTTGTTAGATACCCAGAATTCAGGGTAAGCTACGTTCACACCAAGTTTAGTAACAACGCGGTGCTTCAACTTGTCGTCGTTGATGTCGTACCACATTTGGAACGCAGATACATCAGACAATAAATCAACACCTACAACGATGTGCTTAGCAGGTCCGAGAACCATACGGTTAGAACCTTGAAGACCGATTGTACCAACGATAGTTACGTTTGGAGTGAATGGGTGCTTCATAGCCATAAAGTTTACACGATTCTCAACAGCAGCTGGGTCAAAGTGGTAGTTGTTCTCGTTTCTCAACCAAGTGATGTACTTACGGAAGTTAGAGATTGACATAAATACAGTCAAGTCTTCACGGTCTTGTACATCAGCAGAAAGGTTCTCAATCATTACGTCAACGGTATCACCGATGTTAGCAGAAGTTGGAGCAGAACCTGTGATAGAGTTAGGAACAACAACGCCAGTGGTAGCAGAAGAAAGGATTTGAGACAAACCATTTGAACAAGCACCTGAAGCGGTGTTAGCAGTCCAAATGAATTGGTCGTTGTACTTCTGGAAACCACGAACGATTTGGTCAGCGTATTCACTTACAAGAGTGAAAGTCTCGTTGTAACCACCAGCTGGTTGAAGAACACCAAGGTATTTAGTGTCAAGGTCACGAAGACACAAGCCATCGTGAGAAGAAAGTTGACAAACTTCAATGTCGCGTTGTGCGAAAGAAGCAGTTCCAGCCATAGTTGATACACAACCACGACCATCAACGATGTTCAAGTCAACTTCAAATAAGTTGATAGGTTCTTTATATTTTACGCCCTCTTTTACTGTGGCGTATTCTATGGTGCTTCCCACCATAATTGATTTCACGATGAGTTCGCCAGCGACCTCGTTGTTGAAATCAGATAAAGCTAATACGTCAAATGCCATAATTTTGCCTTTATAATTTAGTTATTATTTTCTTTTTTTAGCAGCGATAAATTTTTCAACTAAATCAGAGTTTACTGACTTACCGAAATCTTCACGACTTGCAATTTGGGTTGGGATAGTTTTCTTTGCAGCTGGAGCAGATGAGAAAGAATCAAATTTAGCTTCTAAAGCAGCCATCTTCTCTTCGTATTTTTTCATCATTTCACCAACAGCACCAGCAACAGCTTCGGTAACCGCAGCGATTACTTCTTCTGAAATTGCCTCTTCAACAACTGAAGCGACTTCTTCAGAAACCTCATCAGCTACTTCTTCAGCAACTGCTTCGGCTGGTGTCATCTCTTCTTGCATTTCTTGACCTACTAAAGCTTCCTCAGCCATTGGTGTTTCCTTGATAGCTTCAATTTTGCCATCCATAGTTACGATGGTGATACCACCTTCTAACATATGTTCTCCGTCTGGAGCAGGAACTTGACCGTCGGCGGTTACTACGAAAACTGCTAAACCTTGAGCGAGTTCATCGCCCTCGTATGCGATGGTCAATTGACCATCCGCAGTTTTGATTTCGCCAAAGGATTGCTTAGCAGAAGCCTCAACCAAGTTGAAATGCTTTTTTACTAATTCTTTGATTGTATTCATAATCAAAAATCCTATTATTATTCAACAATTGAATTAGAACGAATCCATTACCCATTTTATATCCCATCCGTAGACGCATCTGCAAATCAAGAAATAAAACTATTGTGTAACGCTTTTCCGTTCTCCATTCTCTCCATATAAATATGGAATTCCAAAGGGTTTCGTTAGATTATTGGAAATTAGATTGTTTTTTATTGAGAAGCTCATCCAAGAAGAAGCCCTCAACTGAAAAACCTTTCAACAATCCGGTCTTGATATATTCGTTCCAAAGTAAAGAGTTCTTTACCTTGACTAAACCATACCAAGTTCCCTTTGGATATTCTTTGCCGCTTGAATAGACAAGAGACTTGTCTCTCTTTGGGTCAGCAACTAACCACGACTCAACTACGAACACATCATCAAACATTTGGTTTGAATCGTGCTCAATGTTTGTTTTGTCGGTGTATTTTTTCTCCATAAACTTGTGAGCAATCTTTTTGATTGCGTCTTCGGGGAAGTACACATAGTATTCCCCATTCATTTCATCGTATCGGTAGATAAGTTTATCAGGAATCATAAAAGGACCCGCCAACACTTGTTGGTCTTGGAACTCTTGTCTATTGAATCTTGATGTTACGATGTCTGATGGATTTACAATCTCACCACCAATCAAAGCAAGACCACTTGATGGGTTTGTGATTGTATTGATAGGACTTTCTACTTTTGTTTCTTCGTATCTACCCCACTTATTAGCTTGTGGATTGAAGAATTGTGTAATCGCTTCCCAAGAATGTCTGCAATACTTTCCACCTTTGTAAAGGAAAATATCATAGTAATTGTTTTTAGGTCCAGCACCAAAGCCAGTATTTACACCTTGTAAAGACATATTGTTGATGTCTTCTTTCCGATATACTTTGTTTAGGTCTAACATCAACGCACAAAAGTCTCTATTCTTTGAGTCTCTTGGTCCAACATACTTGTATCTGATACGAGTATATGGTGAATCTAAAAATGATGTCTCATTCGGCTTTGCAGCTGAACGGATTTTAGATGTTTCAATGAATTGTCTTTTGAACACCACATCCTCTTCACCGATTTGGTCTAATTGTTCTAACAAAGCAATTTGTTCTTCAGGTGACAATTCATCCCACGACTTTTGGTTCATTTGTTTCCAAGTTTCATATGCTTCTTGTAACATTGAATCCATAGATGGGTCGTGTTCTTTACAAGGCATATAAACTATGAATTCACCTACTTCGTGTTCGTGGTATCCTTCACATCCTACGATTTTGGCAACCTCTTCAGCTTCTTGCGGAGTTGCAAAAACTGGTAGTCCATCCAAGTAGCCCAATAAATCAAATACGCGGGATACATAATTTTGTATATTTCTTTTATCTTCTTCATATCTTTCTCTCCAATAGGAATAGCAAATCGCAGCCGCTTGGTCTTGTGGGTATCCTTCGTTTAGAAGTGTTGGAATACAACGACCAAGGAAATCATCTTCGGTTTCTCCGGCTGATGGACTTACAAAGTTTTCTGGCTTTTGGATTTGTCTCAAATTATCTACATACTGACCTACAACACTACCATCAATAGTTTCAATCAACGCAACGGGTCGTTCTTCGGTTGCGGTTAGCGTAAAATCCGTGCCAGGTACATTTACTTCACCTGATACACGAAGGTCTTTGATTTGACCTCTTGCTCGGTCATCACCTTCACCTCTACCAGCGTAAGTCCACGATACATAATCACCAACACTAAATCCGCCAGCATTGTCTACAAACACATCTTTTAGATAAGACTTGATTGTTACCAAGTGACCATTCATATAGCTTGTATCGTAATCTTTACCAACAAGTTCTTCAATCTCCAACATAAGGTCTTGGAAATCTGAAACAAGTACTGTGGCTTCATCAAGTTTATCTTGAGTTGTTTGACCACTTTCAATAGCTTGTTTTTCAATCAAGAATACATTATCAGCAATTTGAGCTGCTGAACGAATCATTCCAATAATATCTTCATCAAGATTAGTAAGAGATTTCAAACCTTCAAATGTTCCAATTGCGCCAGGACAAATGTAAAAGTATTTTGTTTTATATCCAAATACATCAATCTCCATAGATTGGTAAATGTCTTTTACAATCAAAGAACCTGATGGTTCATTTACATAATCAGGCAATGTAGAAACATCAATCGCTCCCTCAAACAAACCTAATTCTTTGAGTTTAGACTCAGCCCATCTTTTACCAGCAAGACCACCCCAAAGCAAATACGAGATTGTTCCACACGCTGTGGTGTCTGATTCATCGTAGTATTCTTCAGCACGAGACAAGTAAGAGTACATTCTCTTGATTGTTTCAACCGAAATGGCTTCTTTGTTTGCAAGCTGCTGCGCTCTAACTTTACCAACTTGTGTAGCGCATTTGTTTCCTTGCTTCTCGTTGAGTTCAATTCCACGAGCAGCGTTGTTAGAAACACCATCTGGATAATCTGAATACGACTCAAACATATGAGGTTGAGTTTTAGAGAAGAACATAAAGTTTTCTTCAATAGCAGGTTCAGAAACAATTGAGATAGCATCAACACCACTCAAGTCATCCAACTCGTTGATGTCTAATTTGATAATTTTGACTGATTTGTTCATAATATACTATATCTTTTTTTATTAGTGTTGATTAGCCGGGACCTAATCTACGTCTGTTTCTCAATCTTGCTTCTGCTTCCAAACCATTCTCTACATCACCAGCAATTACATACGCAGGGATGGGTTGAGGAGCCCCAGCTTGGAACGATGGGGTCAATTGTGTTCCTGCGGGCTGTTGACCGATTGGAATAAACGAACCTTGAGCACCAATGGTTGCAGCACCGCCACCACCACTACCAACTACTGGCGATGATGGAGAACCGCCACCTTCAAACTTTGAGTTTTGAATATCGGTGATTGCTTTCTTTGATGATGCAATAATTGCAGCAACCAAGGCAGCACCCAAGATGGTTCCTAATCCAGGCACGGTTCCGTTCAACTTTTGAGCTGATGCGAATGCTTCAAACGCAGCTTGTGTAGAGGTAGTGACAACTTGTCCGATTTTATATTTCTTTGATTTCTCAAATCCCTCTTTGTTAGATTCATCAACAGTTTCACGAAGAGTAGAAAATAACTGATTACCAACTTGAGCAACACCTTGAACAGTCTGAGCCGCTGAAGAATTTAGGAATGTTTTCACTCTCAAGTCAATGTTTTCTGCGTATGCTCCAATGGTGTCTAATGCTTTTTCAGTTTCAGTTCGTGTATCCTCAACAAAAGGTTTGATAGTTGATACTCGTTTTACAGCATTGTCACTCAACTTTTTATTTAGTGCGTCTTCGCTCTTTTGTAATTCATTAGAAAGATTTTCTTGAGCCTTTTTGAACGCGTCACTTCGCCATTTGATGTACATCAACCCATCTGCTTCTTGTTGAGCAATGGCTTCTTTACGTTTACGTTGGAACTCTTCTTCTTCTTTCTTTTGTAATTCTATTCTTTGCTTGCTTTGTTCTTCACGTCTTTTCTTTTCATCATCCGCTTCTTTTTGTCTTACTTGACCAAGTTCAAGATTGAGAATGATTTCATTATCCAACGCTTTTTGAAGTTCATCGTTTATCTTTGTTCTATCTTCAGCAGTTTTAGCTAACTTACTCTCACTTTCTAATCTCTTGATAAGAGCATCATTAGCTTCAATTTCAAGTTGTTTGATTTGTTCAGCTGATTGACCCGTTGCGTTTGCAATTCGTAATTGGAAATTAGCAGACTTTTCCAATTGTTGGTTTCTTCTCAATTGTGCTTGAGTATTGGCTTCAGTCTCATCAGTATTTGATGACATCGCTTTGGTGAATGCGTAAATCCCTGCGGTGACTGCTGCAAGAACCGTAACAAGTAAGAAGATTGGGTTTGCATTCATCACCACGTTGAATGCGGCTTGAGCAATGGTCGCAGCTTTAGTAGCAACCGCAGCTGTACGTTCTGCAATAATTCTTGCTGCAATTTGGGCTTGTAAAGCACCCTCTGCAATGGCTCTTGCACCAATAGCGATTGCGATGGCTCCTTGAACCTTTTCTTCAATCTTACCAATGGTCTCTGACTCAGCACCAAACAAAGCCATAGTTCCTGCGGTTACAGCAACAGCCCCTGAAATGGCTTCAAATCCTTTTAGGAACGCTTCGGTCTTTTGTTGTGGTTCCAAACCTTCAAAGGTTTTCTCAAGCGTCTTGATTTCTGACGCAGTATTTCTTGCCTTGTCAGAAAGCTCAGTAAACGCCTTGGAACCAATCTCCGCTTGCTCTAATTGTTCGTTGATTTGTTCTAATTGTGTTTTCAGTCCAGCAAGGGTCTTGACTGAACTACCACTATCAACTTCTACATCAAATGCTACTGTTTTAGCCATTTTTATTGTCCTTTTATTTTTCGTTTACTCATCCAAACCACGCGTTCACTCATTATAGTGATTTTTGGTGTCCAACTCTGTTCATAAGTCATATATCTAAGCATCTTTAGGTTAGAGGGAAATTGATATACTACACCACTCATAACGATGAACCCATTATCAACCATTGACCTGAATCAGCATATAGTTCAATATAATCATATGATGATGAAAAAGAAGCTGATGGTAAACCTTCAACATTTTGTGGTGATGTGAACGGAACCAATTTTACAAGTGTAGTTCCATCAAAAGTTCCATTTGCTTTTATCCTATAATGAATCTTCTTGTAATCATTATTTGATAAGTTAGGTAAGTTGATTGTTGTTGTACCTGGCGAGAACCCTGTCCAATTCAGTATGAATAAAGAATCGTGTTGGTATTGAGTATCGTATAAATTGATAGTTGTAGCATCGCCACAAGTTAGGGTTTTAGGTTCAATAAATTGAGCTCCACCCATATAAGTGTCGCCCAAATAGTTTGAATTTTCACGATATTCTAATAAATCAATACCATTACCTTCTTTATTTAGACCAATCACAGTGTGACCATTACCATTTATCACCACCTCATTTAGATGTGGGTTGATAAGGGTAGTAAAATCACTATCTCTTGCAGCAGCGATATTACCATTGATAATTCCAACGTAATCACCACCATAGATTGCAGAACCTGAACCACCAACGATGAATCCATAGTTTGTTTGACTACCAATGGTTGCGTCTTGTGTATTTAGGATTGTTGCGTAGGTAGAACCCGTTCCAATGGTCAAACCATCACCAATTGTCATTGCTGATTTTACGTTTTGTTGTAGGTCAATGTTTGAACCTACTGCAAAAGCTCTATCTACATCCTTACCTACTGAACCATCAGTAATACTACCCAATGCGTATCCGATAGATTCGTCTTGGTTTAGGTTTCCATCCAAATTGTTTTTAGTACCTGTTTGGAGTGTCAAATTGAATTCAGGCGTATAAACTGCTTTATCACCTTGGAACGCTAACGAGTCCAACTTTGCGATGTTCTTCAAGAACGAACCTGAAGAGTATGTTTGGCCAGTTGTGGTGTCAACGTAAGTTGCGGTACCTGAAATTGGGTCAAATGAACTCAACGTTAGGTCTGCTGTGGTAGTTCCACCAACACGGACACGACGGTGTCTCTTGAACTTGAACTTACTTACAGGCGCTTTCAATAATTCTACTTGAACTGATGCTTTTTTGGAAAGATTGAAACCACTAATTTTGTTGATACGATAGTATGCGTCTTTGATAAAGATTTTATCGTTGAGCTGAATTGTTGGTAATTCATATGGGTCAAAGTAAATGTTGCAAGTCATTACTCTTGCGTCATCATCATACAATTCGTTGATGTATCTACCCCAATACTCGTTGAACAATCCGTTGATTGTGTATCCGTATGCAAAGTTGTTGTGGTATGGATACCACTTGTTTCCGTTGAAGTGTAATGATTTAGTTGAGCCATCCGCTGGAAGCGCTGACAAATGGTTCATTGTTGCGTAAGATGTCTTACCTACTGAATTACCATTCTCATCTTTTACATAAATCTTACCACCAACCGCGTCAAGGGTTCCTCTATTAGGAATGAGATATAATAATCTTGGCTTGAATTTGATTGGTTTCTTCTCACCATTCTCTGCTTTGTACAAGTGAGGAATGATGATGTTATTACCACCTGCGACCCCTTTGGTTGGAGTAGAAGCAAAGAACGAACCAACACTTCTTTCACCTTGAGCAATATCAGAGTCAGCAGTATAGAAGTTTGTTCCGTAAGGGTAGTCTCTATCAAATTGTTGTTTAGAGTAAACGTTTAGAGAATCATCATCATCTTCTAATTTATGAATGATGGTTCTTGGTTGGTCTTGGATAGGATGCTTGATAGAAACCTTGGTTACAGTGTCCCATTTGGTTGTCCAATCTTTGATTACGCCGGAGTCTCTCCAAGTATCAAATGGCTCAATAATGAGGGTCTTACGTTCATCCTTTTTAGGTTCAATAACCAAGTTGAACATCTGAATAATTCCGCTCAGGAAATCCAAGGATTTAGCGTTCTCCTCAAATTGTTGAGCCATATCAACATTACCACCAATCAGTGCGGTGGGAGCGTACACGGTTTGGAAGAAACCGCCTGTAATGACAGCGTTTGGAGTTGTTCCGAAACTTTGTATTCTATATCTTGCATCAACTTGGACGGTATCACCAACATCAAGGGTTTGACCTGGGGTGACAAAAGTCATAACACCACTTTCGTTTCCAATCAAATCATAGAATTGAGCAAAAGAAGAACCACCATTTACTTTTAGTCTAATGGTAAATTCTTTTAGGGTTGGTTCATCCGTTCCATCAGGCGCTGAAACATTCAGATTTAGTTTGAATGCGTACTGACCTGCGGTTTGAACCGTGAATGTTTCAGTTCCTAAATTGAACCCTGCGGTTGGGTCGTATTGTTCTACTTCCCAAGTTACCGTTGAATACGCTGGAGAATCCGTGAAAACCTGTGAAGTATTCTTACTCACATAAAATCCAGCATCTTGATACGCTTGAGATTGTACACCTAATTTGTCAGTTGCAGTTGGAAGAACATAAATGTTGTTGAAGTCAGTAGAATCAAAGAATGATGATGAGTATCTATACCCAACTGAATCAAACATTGCGTCTATCACCTTCTTTGCTCTGATGGCTGGCTTGAACTGAATTGTTTTTAGTGGAGTTGTAGAGTTATCCATCTTACCATTTTGACCGCCTAATTCAATTAGGGGTAAGGTATTGTCAGATGAGTCCACACCATAGTCAACAAGAGGATATACAATATCGCCAGAGAAAAGAGAGCCAGTCCACGATGCGGTAATTGATGTCATCGTGTAGTTGTGATTGTAATCACTAAAATCCAAGTCGGAAATATATTGGTCTTGGATAAGAGTTTGGAAGTCAATGGTTTCGTTTACAACCTCAACTGAATACGTTGTGTTGTTGTTTCCATCAGTAATAATCTCTTTTAGTACAAGATTACCTTTGTAGATTTCACCACCATTTACAAGGACTTGACAATCAACCGAATTCTTCAATCCCTTCACCGATGTGGAGTTCACATTGAAAGCCGCTGAAAAAAATTCATCATTTGTTTTAGATGATGGTAGTTCAAAGGTCTGCGATGCTACACCAAAGACTGAACCGATTTCAGTATTTTCAATAGCTGATAAGTCAATTCTAAAATCAATATCAGATGGCGTGTCTAAATCGTATGTTTCGTTTAGATATTTTAGGTATCTAACAACTACAATACCGCTACCACCACTAGCGCCCGAAGATTGACCTGATGGAGCTGATTCACCTTGAGCTCCACCACCACCACCTCCACCCGTATTTGGTGAACCTGTAATGGCTAATTGAATAGAAGAGCCCGGGTCATACGCGCCACATCCGCCACCACCAAGTCCACCTGGACTTGCGCAAGGAATAGATGAAGCCGCGGTACTAACTCGGCCGCCACCACCACCACCACCAAAGTATTCGGTTGTTCCACGAATTGTAGTAGATTTACCATCACCACCAAAAGCAACACTCGTAATTGTATCAAGACTACCACCATTTTCAGGTTGTGCTCCACCGCCTCCACCACCGGCAAGTATTAGTGTGGTTGCAGCAACATTTTGTTTACCACCATCACCACCTGTGGTTCCAAGTCCACCTGAACCTGTGATATCAATAGTTCCATTAGCAGTAGCACCACCACCGCCTGAACCACCATTGAGTCCATTGAATGTACTTGCGTTTGAAGATGAATATCCGCCATTGCCACCACTAACTGCGGTCAGTCCTGCAAATGTGGTAAATCCGTTGTTTGAACTTTTATTACCAATAACAACAGGCCAAGTAGAACCAGTAGAGCCCAATGA